ACCTTGGTTTGAGTTGCCTTTTGTATCAGCTGCCTGTAGTCTTGCTCGGATTTCTGCTAAAGATGCCATAGTTTATTTCTCCTTAAAAAGTTGCCTATGTGTTGCCTATCTAAAATTAGATCTTTGTTGCCTGTGACGCACAAACAATAAAGCGCATACACCATGTAGTATATGCGCTATTTGCCTTGGTGTCAAGTGTATTTATATCATTTGAGCAAAGCCAGTGATTTTATTCTTGCCAGAAGGGCAGTATCAGATTTGCTTTCGTAGTAGGCACCTGTGATAGCTGCATTGTAGTTGATTGGGTCTTGCGGTGCTTCACCAATAACAGGAGCCATTGAACCTGCCACTGTGCCCATTTCATACATGCCACATTCAGCCAAGCCGTGTTCTGGGCAGTATTCACCTTCCATGGTTGTATTGCATGAACCTTCCACAACTGGTGCGCTCAAGTCTGGCATGGCTTCCACTGTGGCCATTGGATCTGCTTCGGGCATGATCATACCTGAGTTGCTTTCCGTAATGCCCAAGTCGTCTGCTAGGCGTTGTGATATCCATTCATGTGGATCGCCAGTGCGAGCTTTTTTCACTCCATAAGGCATGTCGTCAAAGTAGTAGTCATACAGTGCATCAAACAAATCATTGTCTAAATCAGCACCTGCTTCGAAGTCAGCAACTTCTCTGCCGAAACGTTGCAAGATGTGTTCTAGGGTGTGACCAGTGGAGTCTGTGAGCACACTTTCTCGAAGTGGCACGCCAGCATATTTCAACATGGCATTGAGTTCTGTGTTTTCTTCCATTCTACCTATAGCACGGCTGATACCAACTTTGCGATTGGCAATCTTAGGATCTTTTTCAAATCTACCTGATTTTGGAAGTCCGCCGGCCACTGCATTAAATGCAACTCTAGCACCTTTCTGAAATCCAGTACCATGACTGCGATCAGCTACATCATCGACTGCTCGGTTTACATAGTTGCTGAGTGTGCCGGGGCTCAATTCATCCAATTGATCTTCTGCCATACCTTGTTCTGGCAGATTTGGGCGAGTGTGTCTACCACTAATATCTTTAATACTTTGTTTTAGACTGGTGATTTGATCTCTTGATGGTAGTCCTTTTCTCTTGCCAGCTGTGTTGATACTATGAGTGATGCCTGTACGACCAATACCTGCGCCTTTGACCAAAGGATCAGTGCGGTCATAAGCACTACCTACGCCACCCATTCTACGTTTTTGTCCAGGATCGTTTTCTGGTCGTTCGGGAAAATCATAGCCGTACCCAATATCATCATATTCGTCACTGTCACCTGGTTCCTGTGTGTACAAACGATCCTTGTATTTGGGGTCACGCCATTTAGCAGCTTCTGCCATGCCTTGTTCTGGAGCAGTGCCCGGTGCTTGTTGACCAGCAGGGGGTGCCACTGGCTGTTGTTGTTCAGCGTCAGGTGTGGTGTTCATTTGAATGCCAAGTTCTTGCAGTCTAGCCTGCACATCTGTGTCATCCCAACAGTTAGCACGAGGATCTTGTTCAGCCAAGTCAGACAGAATGTCAAACAATTGATCATCGCCTATCACGTCAGACAGTTGTTCTTTGGCATTGGTAGCGTCTGGACCAACAATGAGTTCTTGGCTCATGAGTTCATCCAGTTTGGCTTGTGCTTCTGGAGTGTCTGGCAATGCCCATGTGCCTTCCATGATCTGGTTTGCCCAGTTTTCAAAAATTTGTGCTTCTTTCATAGCGTTTCCTCGTTGTTGTATTTTGGCCAGTGTGGGCAATGCAGCCTCAATTCTAGCATCCAGTGTTTGTTCAATAAACATGGTCTTGAGATCTTCTACTAGGGCAGTTTCGTCCCCGATGTCTGCTGGCGTCCATGATTCAAAATATTGGTTGTATCCACGGCCTGTGGCCATGTGCTGTAGACTTTCACGCAGTTCACTGTAGTAGTGCTGAACTGTTTCTACCAGTTCCTGTGTGATGCCTTCAAACACTCGTTGTTGGCTGGCTCGGTTAAATCTACTGAGCACAGCCATTTCGCTCACAATTTCATTGATGTGTTGTCCACGAATGTCGTAAGGTCTGCCGCCTTGCTTCACATGTTCTAACATGGCTCGACCGCCTGACAGTTTAACAAAAGGCAGTTTGAATCGTTCACCATCCACAGTTTCAATAAACAAACTTTCCACATAGCGATAGCGTTTGTCATCTTCGCCAATCATGCGGTTGTGTTTGATTACCAGTCTGGCTTCAGTTTGCTCGCCTACATAGCTGACCTTGCGTGTGCCATAGTAGCCTTCAAATAAACCTTCTTTGATGGCTGCCATGCCTTGCATGGTGTGCTTGAGTTGATTGATGTCTTTGGGACTGAATGTGCCCAGGCCGTGGCTGGTAGCAAATTGTGAGATTTCTTCCAAGAATCCCAAGTGCCGCTCGCTGCCAAGCCAATCCAGCTTGTCCTGAGGATCTTCCATGGTTCTTCCTAGATTGTCGCCAAAAAACATTTGTAGATCGCTGTCATCGCCTAGTACAATTACCACCGTACCGTAGTTTTTGCCCGAACTAGCAATCCAATCAAATGCAAAAGTTTTGGCTTCTGCAGGTGCAGAATCCTGACCTTGTCCGTCTGTGTATTTTACTTCAAAGTTTTTAGTGGCCAACAAGTCAGCCAGATCTTGGGAAAGATTTTCAATTGCCATAGTGTGTTATTTATCGCATCATTGATATGAACGGCATGGGCTCAACAATCATATCACCGTGATCTTTAAGGTGTGTGTCCAAGTCTGAATGGTAAGTTTGCAACAGCAACAGCATGCGAACTGCCAGCAAACTGGCCATTACTAAATCGTCTGTTTCGCCTGGTTTAGCAGCATAACTGGTGCCCAGAGCCACAAACGTTTTGAGTTCTGAAACTAGGGGTCTTGAGTTGATTTTCATTCGCCCAGACTCTATTAGAATTTTGAACTTGTTGCAGGCTGTGATTTTGCTTTTGTTTGTGGTGTTAAAGCCCTTGCGGAATCGGCGCCCTGTTGTGCCTGTTACAGAGTTGTCACTAAGAAAGTAGCCAGGAATGTTATCTTCGCCGTATTCTGCTATGCTGATTAAGGCGGCTTCGCCAATGGTGTTGTTTTCCACACTATAGTAAATGCTTTTTTCGTCCTTTACCACAGCATGCAGTTCTTTCACAATATCTGCTAGAATACGTATCTGTGTGGGAATATCAGTTTTGTTGTGGCGCCACTCGGCAATTTGATCAGTAGTTCTAGCATCAAATACCTGTATGGCAGCAGGGTCTCCACCGGTGCCTAAGCTAGGATCTAGTGCCACAACATACATGCCATCTTTTACAGGGTCTTTGTACCAACGCACCTGACCTGATCTACGAGCAGGTTCTGCACCCTCTAAGTCCATGAGCTTGATAGGATTGATCAGTGTCTCGTCGTTAATGACAAATTCGCAGTCCATTTCTCTGCGAAAACGCTCGTCGCCTAGCTGTGCCAGTTGTTCAGAACCCCATTGATCCCCGCGTTCAGGATGTTCACGCCAGTATGATCTAAATGCACGGAATCCATTAATACCCAGTTCCGTAGTGTTGCCATGTTCATCTTCTGTCTTGTTAGCACCCTTCCACAAAAACGCAAACTGATCCTCGTCTGAGTTGGGGGTGCTTGTGATAATTGCCTTACCACCAGTGGCTAATGTGGGCGAAATTGAAGTCCAAAACTCTTTGGCAATAGTAGGGCGCACAAATGCAAATTCGTCAGCGTACAACAAGGATATCGACATACCTCGGCCTGTTGTTTCTGTTGTGGTTTGACTCACAATGCGTGATCCGTTTTCAAACTCTATTGAGCCTTTGTTGTAACTGGTAGCACCTGCTCGAATATGATTGGGGCACAGTTCATAAGCATATCTAATACGTTGCATGATCTCTTGTGCACCGGTGTATTTGTGTGCAGCAATGAGAATGGTAGAATCTGGCACAAACATAGCATACCACAACAGGTACCCAGCAGCTGACGTTGACTTGCCTGTTTGTCGAGGCATCAGTGATATCGAATATCTGTAATTGTGATAGGTGTGGATCAATCGCTTTTGATAGTCAAAAGGATGATACAGCATCTTGCCGCGTGTGGGATGCTGGATAAAGAAAAAGTTATCCATGAAGTACAAAGGACCGTTCACAGGATCAGCACACAGCGCAAACTCTGTGAGTTCTTGTTCAGTGTAAGTCTCTACCCTGTGTGGTGCTTTGACCAGTACTGTTTCTAAATTACTTTTTAGACCAATCATCTAACATCCTTTCCGCCAAGCGTTGGTGCCCGCCCGGACCACCATGCATGCGATCTCTTGCATAGCCAATTTCTTCTCTACTCATGGCCATGTGGTCAAATGCATCGTATACAAAAAATGGAATATTAACTTCAGCACACATAGCTCGAATTGCCAATTTATTTTTTTTCTGATTCAATCTAGAATTTTCATCCATGGTGTGCCAGTGCTTTAAGAAACTGTCAATTTCACTTGCACTGTTAGATTCACTTTGCGGCATGTAATTTTCAACTGGAGGCACACCTGCTGCTCTTATCAATTCAAATCTACTAGGCGGCGGGGCTAACATAAACACTGCTTTGGGTTTTAACCTTGGGATCCAATATTCTGCCAGTCTAAAACAAGTATCTGCTGATGTTCCGCCCCAGGCCATAGTATACGGCACAAGTCCCAACTGCCGGCCAACTATTTGTGGCCAGGTGCTTTCAAGCGGCAATCCAATACCAATTGTGAAACTACAGCCTAGTGCTATTATACAATCTCGGTCATCAATCTCGTCACTACGAAATCCATAACTATTAATTTTGTATGTAATAGCACCGGGTTCTAACCAGCCTTGCTGGCGAAAATATTCACGGTATTCAGATACCTGGCAAAGTTTTTCAAAACTTTCTTTAGTATCAGTTGGCATAAAATCTTCTGCGGTGTTGGCAGAATTTACTCCTGGATGCCAGGGTGGGTTTTTAAACTGTCTCATTGCATTTCCTTTGCTAGTGTTGGCCATAACTCAACAAACTTGTTTGTTTTTTTCAACGTGTTTTCTATTTCTAAGTGCCATGCCAACGTTTTTGATGGTTTAAAATTTGTTTGGTCTCTAAGATAACTATTATCTTGTAATGTGTTACGATAAGTTTTTAAAACATCTATTGCTAAATTTCTTCTGTCGCCATACTTATCTATCACTTGATTGATTTCTGCAACAGCCAAGTCTCGTAATGTTTGAGAATGTCTTCGTATGTCTAGTTCCATTGGATGATTGAGTTCGCACCAATAGATGCCTAACTCTTCTGCAATACAAAAATCATAGTATTCAATGATATCCAATGCACAATAAATGCTGTACGCAGGATGTGCATTTACGTGTTGACCATCTTGTTTCATTTGTCGCAAATTTTTTACAAACTGTTCCCAATTTGCTCGGTCTCTTACGTATTCAAACTTTTCTTTGTTGGCGTTGTCAAAGCTGACCATCCATTCTACCTTGGGCCATGTTTTGAGTATTTGATAGATAGGATTAGTTGTGATTTCCATACTGAGATTGGTTGTGACCATTACTGATACTGTGTTAGGATTGAGATGACTTAAAAATACATCAAGCCCTTTTTGCAGCAGTGGCTCACCACCTCCAAGGCACAAGCCTTGAATGTTATGACCTTGTGTCTTGGCCAATTCAATCAAATCATCATGTTCGTTTTTAACATGATTGATGGGAATTTTTCTAATGCTTTGCCAAGCAGTTGATGTTTGATCGTTGCAATACACACAAGTTAAATTGCAAAGATTACTCCAATTAACTACCAAATGCTCTAGTTTGAAAAAATCTATATCAGCATCAATGGCAGCCAACGTTTCTACGCTGGCGTGCCGCACTGTTCTTCCGCTGGCACCTGTAGTTTCTTCTAGACGTTTGCACCAAGCACATGCTTCATGCCATTCGCCACGGGCCATAGTCTGTCTTATGTCTTTAATTGGTTTGTCTTCTAACACTTGTTGAATAGGCATGCGTTTGATATTACCTAATTCATAACCAGTGTGAAAACATGGCATTACTAGACCAGTTTGATCTATGTTGAGACTGGTCCAGGGTGCTGGACAAAATGTGGGGCTTTTGGTTATCATTGGGTTGATGGTGATAATAAGGTATAGCTACTTAGTCTAAAAGTTCCTGGTGGTACTTCGCTTAACATTGCATGCCAGTGTAAATGAGTATACTCGTTTTTTCTAGGAAAATTTAACATTATGTAACCAGTGTTTGGTATGGATAAAAATTGTTTTCTTACTGGAGCTCCATTCTTATTGTGATAAAAACAAGTTCCCAGTTGCTCATGAGCAGCAATCCAATTCAGCTGCATGGCTCCAGACAACTCACCATCAGTGTGCATCAAACATGTAAATCCTGGCTCGTCCAGCCACCAGGTAGAACCATATGATACTTCTAATTTTCTTCCAATGACTTCTCCTACTTTAGACCATATTGTGTTTATATGGTCGTCCCACTCTCTAGTCCAGGGGATACTATCAGTTAAAATACGCCGACGTAACCAATGTTCTTGTCCTTCTTGTCGTATCCAGGGCAAATCTAACCATGAGGTAGTCAGCACTTTTTCCACAAGCTCTGGAGACACTATATCTTTTACTTCAAAAAGATTGTTATATTCGTCAACAGGTGTTATTTGCATAGGAATGCCAGTTCCGGCCATAAACGTTCAAACTCTCCAGCTTTATCTGGATGATACCGAGTTTCATTGTCATGTATGTGCTTGAAGAATGCTGTGTCAATAGTGCTGACTTTGTTTTCACCCAATCTATTGCGATAAGTGGCCAATGCATTATCAAAGAATTGGCGTTCAGCAGGTGTGGCAATATTCATCTCATAGAAACGTTCAATCTCTGCTATGGCTTCCCGCGCAACACCAGCACCATGCAAGAACGGATCAAGGTGCTCAGGTTGAAATAAGTTTTGCCACAGCACTGTGGTTCCTGTATCTTCAGCAAACTGTCTTAACTCACAGATGCGTGTGGCATTGTAAATGTTGTATACTGCATGTATACCGCCCCATTGACCTTGCGTGGTCATGAGATGTTTGATCTTACTCAAGTTTTCTTTGATCAACACCCAGCTGGCACCATGGCGCACATATTCCACGCGGTCACCTACATTGTCAAAGCTCATTGACCAGCCGACTCGATTGCGTGTTGATAACTTTTGGAATATCTTGTTTGAATCCAAGTCCACATTCAAGTTTGTGATCAGTGTAACAATAGCATCTTTAGGAATGACATCTAACAGTCTATTGTTTTCTGGCAGCAACAGTGGCTCGCCACCTACAAGTGCTACTTCGTGTATGTGTTCATAGTGCTGTTCAATGAAGTCGCATACACTATCATAATAAGGTCTTGCACCTGACTTGAATGGAACGCCTTTGAGGCTGGCCCATTTTGAACTGCATGACTCGCCACAGTAGTTGCAACTCAAGTTACATGTGGTATTCCATCGCACATCCACAATCACAGGATAATGATACTGATCACCAGCAGTGGCATAGTCAAAGTTGGGATTCACATTGTTGTGCCACTGGCGTTCAGAATCTGCACCAAAGCGTTCGGCTCGCACACAGTTAGAACAGTATTCGTGCGGTTCACCTTGGGCCAAACTGGTGCGTATCTCTGTCATGAGATTTGAGTTAAGGATCTGCTCAATTGTTTGTGTATTGAGATTGCCCAGCAGGTTGGGATTGCCAGCACAGCAAGTTTTAACGTCACCTCTGGGATTGATATGCAAGCCACGCCAAGGGGCTGCGCAAAAGAAATTGCTCATCCCGTATTTACAGGAGTATCATTGGCACCAACTTGTTTTGGCTTCGCCGTAGTACTCACGTGCAAAACCATTAGCAATCAACTGCTGACGTAGGCTAACACCGTTTAACAGCACATCTCCCAGTACACGCCCGCCATACTTGTCCCAGTCCATGAGTACAATTTGACGCTTTTGACTGGCAGCAATCAGTTGTTTGGTAAATGCACTAGCAGCTTCGCCGCGCTGTGCTTCACTAGCACACTGAGCACGATGTCCTTTTTCAGGGGTGTCCACACCAAACACTCGAATACTGAGTTCTGGTTTAAGTGGTGCTGGTAACCAGGTAGCAGCAATACCCACTGTGTCGCCGTCGATTACTCTGGTGATCACAGCGTCATAGGTAACGCCAGGTCGTTGTTTGGGTTGTGCTAGGGCCAGCACAGGTAATACAAGTAAGAGTAGAAGTAGTTTTTTCATAATTTTAATTTGAGAGTTCTTCCCAGCCCATTTTCCAAAGCAGATCAGCATTGGCCGCTGTGTAGGCCACTGCTACAGCCATTACCTTGGGTATCCTTTAAATGCTTTTACAGGACTTGTTTTATCAACAAAGTCGGGTTCTGTACTGTCGGGTGTTGACACCAATTTCTTGCCACCTGGGGTGTTGGTCATGGTCAACGCCTGATCAATAAGTTGTGCAATGTTTGGGCCCATTCCTGCTACCACACCGTGTTCACCAAATGCAGTTTCAGAGTGCCAGTCGGGCATGTGATCGTTAAGGCCATCTGTACTGGCATCACTTCTGGCTCGTGCAAGAGCCACACCAAATCTATAGTTGTTATAAGGATCAGAAGCACTCAATCCTGGAATGGTATAAGTGTAACGCATGGGATTTGCTTGTTCAGGTGGCAAACTGGCAACTTGCTCTCGAAGAAATTCTCTTGCTCTCATCGTGGATAGCCTTTAAAAGCAGTAACTGGACTGGTGATGTTCACTCCTGGATGTTCTTGGCTGTGTAAATCACCTTTGTTTAGATCTTTAAAATTAGATCCAGCAGCTTTATATGCCATCAACAGCATGTTGTGTTCTTCTTTTGTGTAAGGTGCAGCAACGTCATACCTGCCAGCCCAACTTTCATTATCTATTTCAGGAACAAAAGTTCCGTCAGTGGCTGCGGTTGCCATCATAATTCTATTGAGTTCATACACACGATCCGCAAGATTTTTGTCTCGAAATTTATGTAGACCTACAGTGGCATTTTGATTGCGTTTGCTAATCTTTCCAGCGCCATTTTCAGCAATGAACTCAAGTGCTCTCATCAGGCACTGCCATAACCAATCACGCCTGCGGTGGCTGAACTGGCTGTGCCAAGTTCTGTTGCGGTAAACGGAGCAGTGGATGTCACTGTTACTTTGTTTCCGGCACCAGAATAAGTTTGATACACAGTGTTGGCTGGGATATTAACTGGTGCAGAATACAAATTGCCAACTGCGTTGGCTGTTCCTAATGCAACAGCATACACCTGCAACCAAGCATTGGCGGTACTAGTGCTAATCTCAAGTTTGTCAGTGTAAACAGTAGTATTGCTTAAGGTAGTGTATACATTGGCCATTATTTGTTATCCTTGTTGGGCTGACTGACCACGGGTTGAAATAGTTCACGACTTTGATACATCACTCCAGGAATTTCCACAGGTTGTTGTCTCACTGACGGAATAGACGGAGGTACATATTCATTAGCTTTGCGTTGTGCCAGTTCGGCTGCAAGTTCACTGTATGGTCTCATCATTATTACCCCTTGTAGGCTGTCCATTGATTGGTCAAAGCAAAGATACTTTCTTCAACTTTTTTCTCTTTGTCTTTTGCAGCTTTGGCCATTGGCTCTTTTTTATCGCCGTCTTTGTCTATATCCAGAAAGTCAGGCTTTTTGGCTTCTTTGATACCAGCAATGTCACGCATGCGATTTAGAGTTTGTTCAAAACTTTCTTCAAGTTCTTTTTCCTCAGCTTCTTCCTCTGTTTCTTCTTCGGCATCTTCTTTCATGGTGCGTTCCCATGGCTTGAGATTGTCTTGTTGAACACCAGCCATTTCCATCATTCTACGAAGAGCTTCATCTTCTTCGTATGTGTGCTGACGGTTTTCTTGACTGGCAATCACAGGTATAGTGGTTTGACCAGTTGACTTGGGACCGTTCAAGCCACCTGAGTATTGTAGTGCATCATCACTGGTTTCTTGGTCTGTGGGCCAATCTGGATTGTTTTCAGCTAGGGCTTCGTCAATATCACCGCAACCGCAGTCACTCATACCACAACTGGAACATGACTCTTCACCGTGTTCATCACCATGTCCCATTTCCTGTCCCATGCCTTCACCGCCGCCTAGTCCTGCGTTCTTCAGCAGGCCAGCCAGTTTGAGTGCGTCTTCATCTGTAGCAGTAATGGTCAAGCTCTTGCCTCCTTCTGTTGAGTCGCTCATGTTCACGCTCATGGATTCAGCAATCATCTTTTCCAGTTCACGATTCATTGAATCGTAAATGCCTTTTCCATAGCTAAAGCCGCTTGATGCTGTTGGGGTGTCTGTGCCGCCTTGCTCTTTGACTTTTTTAGGCTTGTCCTCTTTGCTGTCTTTCTTTTCGTCGTACTCGATATCTTTGGCAACTCGCTTACCAGCCTTTTCAGCCTTGGCATCTTCGGAACCACGCTTTTTACCATGGATGTGATCTTTCTTCTTTTCGTCGTACTCAATGTCCTTGGTAACTTTCTTACCGGCTCGTTCAGCACGGTTGTCGCGCTTGCGTGTGGACTCTTCGCCCATGGCCATTTCTTCAGAGTCATCTTCTTGATTCTGCATGTAGTCATCCACAGCAGTCATCATGCTTTCAATCTTGGCCAGTTTAGATTGTACCCATTCTGGCAAGTTGTCATCATCGCCCAGGATCTTTTCCAAGGCTTGAGCATGACGTACCACAGTCTTGATACTGTCTTTTGCCATGTCGCCTTCTTGATCATATTCGCCTTTTTCTGCTGGATCAAAGTCGTTTTCTTTAGTCATTAACTTTGATTTGCCTGATGGTCCTTTGGCACCCATTTTGCTGCCTGTGCCCGAAGGACGTCCACGACCACGTTTTTGTGGTTCAGCATCAGACGCATCATCGGCGCCTACTGAATGGCCTTGGTCATCTACTCTACGAGTTACTTTACGACCTGTAGCTGTATGCTCAATGTCATGCTTGTGACCACGATCAACTGTGCCAACTTTAGGAGCATCAACACGAGGACGCTTGTGTGCTGTGAATGCATTATCAGTGCTATCTTCGTCGGCCACTTGCTTATTGCCGCCTTTGCGCAACATGGCAAAGTCGTTGGCATCTAGTTTGCCGTTTTTGTTCATGTCAATTTTCTTTTGCTTGGGGCTCAATGCATTTTTAATAGCTTCAGCAGCCACATCGCCTATGCGTTCGTCAACTTCTTTTTTAGCGCCAGCAATCTTATCAGCAAATGTAATCTTGTCTGCTGGAGGGGCTAGTTTAGCAAATGACTTTTGCTTGGGTGTCATTGGAGCTCCAGCTTCCATTGGACCATAGTCTTCTGTAGCGCCAGGCTTCTTGCCTGTTTGTGGCACGCCCATTTTCTTTTGCAAGTCACGAATCTGATCGGCATCGCTACCATGGCCCAATTTGTTTAACGCTGCATTACCAACTTTCTTGGCCATGCTGCCCACCTTGCGGACCATGTCTCCCATGCCTTCTTCCATGTTGTTATCTAGACCAATTTTATGCGTAGCCATACTGTGCTGTGCATTACGATAACGCTCTGACGGGCCTCCAAGTTCAGGACGGTCGCCAGGCTTAACTTTTGAAAGTTCTTTCTTCATGATCCCTCTGTGAGCATCAACCGCAGATTGTCGATCAGCAGGATTCTTGGTAATGTTGGCTTTTAAACCTTTTAACTTAGCACCAGCAGTTGCCATCATGTCGCCCATGCCTTCGTCTACTTCTGTATTGTCATACTTGTCATACTTGTTGCGAATAGGATCCAATGCCTTGCCTTCACGTCCAGCTTTGGCCAATGCTTCCATGCCTTTTTTGCCATACTTTTCATAGCCCTTGGCTGCACGGCTCATGTCGCGCTCATTCAATTGCTTGTGAGTGGTCTCTGGCTTGTCACGAATGGTATCCAGCTTTTTGTTTAAGTCGTAAAAAAATGTCATTTCATTATCCTCTTGGGTTGGCGCCGGTAGCGGGTTTGGGTTGACGCTTGATATTGGTCATAGGGCTTTTGTTGCCCTGGGGAAGTTGGTTAGTGGTCTTAGCAGGAGGTGTCCGACCACCAGCCACTGTAAAATCACTGCGGTAAGCATTCTTCAACACAGCATGATCGTATGGTCCAGTTGAATAGTCTTTCTTGAGTGCTCGTTGTTCGGCATCAGGAGCAGGATAGTCTGTGTCTGCTAACAAGTCTTTGTTTTCAGATTCAATCCGGTCCATCTCGTCAACAAGTCCATCCACATGTGGTTGTGTTTGCATTACGATAAGATTAGGATCGCCACCTAGCATCTGAAACAACTGTTTGATCTGTGGTTCAATTGCTGGATACTTGAAACTCACATCAAACATTGTCACAGCATCATTCTGATTGTTTGGAAAGTCTGTGAGGATCTTTTGAATGGGAGTGGTCTTGGCATCGCCCAATTTGGCTGGATCAAATTGATCCAGTTTTGATTTGAGTTGACGCACAAGATCGTCCGGAATGCGGCCGCACATTTTGATACGATAGTCGTATGTGCGTTCACTTTCTGCTAGATATTTGGCAAATGGTTTCATGTCAGGTTCCTGTGATATATTTATTCTTTTTGAGCATTTTGATTCTTACCCAGAATTCTTTCCAGCAATTCATTGCGGCTAAGCACATGGCCTTGACCTTGCTGTGCAGTGGCTTCAGGGTCTTTGTCTAGTTGTTGCTGATCCAATCGCACCTTTTTCATCTGCAGATCGATCATCTTGAGTTTTTTGTCCAGCTTGGCTGTTTTGGCTGTGATTGCATGGCCCAGCATGTTGCTGGCTACACCAAATATTTCACTGGCAAATCTCGAGTCTACTTGCATGCCAAGATCCATTAGGTCTCGGTAGCTGGAAGTGGCTAGTCCAGCCAGTTCGTCCATTTCTTGATCAGTAGATTCTAGGCCACGCACAGCCGGTAAGGCAGCATCTATCTTGTCGATAGCAGCGTCTAAGTTTTGGATTATGTTGCGATTTTCTGCTATTGAAGGAACAGCAGTTTCCACTTCTTCAGTGGAGGGCGGTAAATCAAAAAGTTCTTCTAAACGTTTGGTCATGCCATATTTAGTGGCTATGCTTTACCGTTCTTAAACATATCGTCTTCTGTGATCACTCTAAAAGTCAAGCCTTGATTTCTGCACCATTTGGTAGCAGCGTCCCATTTGGCATAGTTTACAGCTACCACAGCACGGTCTCTGGGCTTTTGGCCTTCTGTGATGGCACTTTGGCCTTTGGGTTTGATTTCAATTAACTCTGCTCGAAGTGTGTTGTCGCGAGTTTTGTAAGTGATCAAAAAATCTGGCACATAGGTGGTCATTTTACCAGTTAATGGATGGAGATAAGGTATGCGTATGCTTTCTGAGGCCCATTGCATGATGTTGTCATTGGTATCGCAAAAACGCATGAATGAATGTTCCCACCCTGATCTGTATCTGGGCATGCCTTGGCCCACATATTTTTTAGGATTGATAACTTGATATTGACCCTGTGCCCACTTGCTCATTGTAGCACTGTTCTAGCAGCATAGTAGTTGGGCACTGGTTGCACATTTACACCCAGCAGTGTAGCTCTGCTACGAATATTGTTTAGATAGTAGGCCATGTTGAGATTAATGGTCATTATATTAGTGCCTTGAAAACTATCTAATAGAGTAAGTGCAGGAATATTTGTTTGCTCTGCCACTTGAAACAAACTCACAGTAAAGTTGCCTGCCACTCTGGCATCGCCCATTTGTTGTTTGAAAAAACTCAACACAATATCATACTCAGCTGCCGGCACGTTGGCCTCATACTGATAGAACCTGTCAAAGATTCTTACAGTTTGATCAAGATTGGTGTTGGTGTAATTAACTGATCCTGTAGACATTACACTCCGCCTCCGCCTGCTAAAATATCAGCAGCACCTGGTGCATTTATTTGTCTAGTAATTTGTCGTTGTGTTGACTGTACAGGAAACGCCCAGCCGTCAGCTTTATTGATTACTGATCTAACTGCATTGGCGCCATTTTGACTGATTGCCTGTTTGCCTAAAGACACAGCTTCACTTTGAACAATAGATTGCAAATTCTTTCCTTTGAATGTGTTGTAGGCAGCACCAGCTTTTTGTGCTGCGCCAATCAGGCCTGCCACTGATCCAGATTCTAAATCTGCCAAAATACCTTCGCCGGTACTTAACAAACCACCTTGGCCAAATATACTAGCAGTAGATCCTGGGCGAGCCAATGGACTTGGTGTTTCATCGTAGTGTGCTGAATCTGGCCAGCTGATATTAACATCTGGTTTGCCAAGGCCGCCATTGAGATACTTTACAGTTTCGTAGCGTATGGTCATGGTATGTTGCATAGTACCGTTGCCTTGTGCGTAATCATATGTGTCATGATTCCAATTGGTAATCAACGGATTGATCAAAATGTATCTAGCATACTTGTGCTGATCAAAACCAATAATTTGTATGTCTCTAAAGAATGGTGGCTTACCACTGGCTGTTTGTGTGCCATCCATGAAGTTTTCGCCAATGTATCCCCAGTCATTCACACTGCCTATACGATTTTGTTCGTAAATGTCTCGGTTGTTGTAACTGAAACCGTTTTGTTTGGTAGCATTTAGGCCAGGTGTGCCGTATGAAGTGGGTGCATTACTGATGTATTGCTGTGCTGGATCTTTGTAGTAGTATGAATAATACTGATACCACATCTCACGAATGTTGTCGCCGCCATCGTCGTGGAATGTGATGTTTACTGGTTCATAATTGATTTTGGTTTGTACAATTCTTTTGCGATTGTACTGATTCAATGTGGCAACGTCAATATTGTATTTGGGCAAGTCAACTGTTTTTACTGCCAAACTGAGATTGGAAATATTTTCAGGATTGAAAATTTTGACATTTGTCAGTTTCTGTATTTCTTGGTAGTTCAATGAAAACTTAACGTGAAATAGAAACTTAAATCTGGGTTTAAGTTCGTAGGCATTAGTGCGAAAAGTTTTGCTTGCGTGAGTGTAATCACGCAAGCTATTTGTCGCAGTAAAACCTTGAAGAAAGTCTTGGCCGAAGCTAGACATTGATTAGACCTTAGATGCCTTGTCCAGCACCTGTTACAATTCCTGTAGCAGTTCTTACAGCGTTAGCTAAAACTCCACCAATACCGCCACCACCTTGATTGCCTTGGTTGGCGTTGTCATAAGAAATATTCATAGTGATTGACACAGCTTCGTTGGTACCATAGTTCATTGGGCCGTAATCAGCACTCACAATATAGCAACCATACAGTTCCCACGACTCTAATACAACTACTTCAGTAGCACCGTTGCCACCGTCTAGAATTTCCAACTTGGTCAAGAACTTGTAATCAATGCCAGATGCAGCTGAACTCATTTCCAAGAAGTCCATTTGTTTCTGAATCTGTTCGCCGATCAACTTACTCACGTTGCCTGATGCATCATCACGAATCTCAACAGCAACGTCTGCCCAGCTATGACGTCCGGCCAATTTCAATGTTGAGTTATAAATTGGCAATGTGATTGGTTCGAACGTCAGGTTAGGTCGAGCAAAGCTCACAACCTGCTTGGTTAACTCTGTTGTTGGTGTCGAAACTCCCAAATTTTCAAACATCACTCTAAAGCGATATCTAAGTTTTGGCATTAACAGACCTTGGGTGCTTGCTGATTGATCGCTTGCAAGCGGTACTGTCATTTTGTTTAATGATGAACTTGGCATTGTATATATCTCCTAGTTTTATTTATCTTAGACTTGAGGTCAAAAAATAGGGTCCAAGGACCCTATTTTTACAGGCCTGCGGCTATGTCTCCAGTGTTCTTGATACGCAGAGGAATGTAGATAAACTCCACAGCCTTAACTGGTTCAATCGCAATATCAACCCACAATTCATTGCGGTCAATACGAGCTGGTGTGTTATTGCTCAAGTCGCAAACAACCAAGTAGTCATAGATAGCACGTTTGGCAATCAAGTCAATCATCAAGCTGTTGCAAGTGTTGGTGATTTCATTGCGTGTGATCTGATCGTTAGGTTCGAACAGATACAACTTGCCAATTTCTTCCAGGCGTCCACGCAAGAATGCAACCAAACGTGCAACGTTGATACGATCCAACGCTGTGGTGGTTGTAGTAGATGTCTTGTTACCAAAGTTGGTAATACCCACACCTGGAATGAATGTAATTGGATTAACATTCAAACTGTACAACACATCACGCAAGCCTTGATTCACACCAATTGGCACAAACTCACCTGTAGCTCCGTTAATATAACCAAGTTGTGTGGCATTGTCTACCACACCACGGCGTGTACCAGCTGGTGCCAGCCATGGATAGCTCACTTCGTCACTGCGAATGATTGTTCTAACCATCATGTGACTTGGTGCTGTTACCACAGTATTCCCACTCAAGTCTACAGTTGTACAACTTGGGTAGAATGTAGCAGCGTAGTTACTGGTAGCTGATTGCCCATCACCGGCCACAGTGCCCAACCCATTGTTGTTGGTAGCCCAAGTTGTGATGTCAGTACCTGTGCCAGGCAAACGCATCGGAGTATCACCAACCACAAACAATGTGTTGTTGCGCTCGTTGCTAAGTGCAATCATGTTAGGAATCAATTCTGGATACGCAGGTGTTGCAATCAGTGTGTATTGTGCAGTATCTTCTCTAGCACCCAAACTGGTATCTAACCCTGATCTCATTGCTGCCACAATCATTTGACGTTGCGCTAGTCGACCTGCATACATGCTGCCGTCTTGTTTGTTACCTGATGCTGTGAGCCATGTACTGGTTACTGCTGGCAATGTGTCATCGGGGAATGTGGTAGCATTAAAGTAATCACTTTGATAGCTCTTGACATTATAACCTGAACGGCGTGTGTTCCATAACAACATACCTTGTGGATATAGTGCAGGATCTGGCGCATCCAAATCCAAATAGTTGCTGGTCAGCAAACTCACAATGGTTGGAATTGGATCTGCAATAGGATCTGTTGTGCCATTTGGTGCCCAACGAGCATCAGCAAACAACACACCATTCTGTGTGACTTGATCTGTAGTATCAACAGATACCCACTGATCCACACCGCTTACAGATTCCCAACGATACAACTTGGGATAATTTTCCAAGTCACTAGTGTCCACCCACAAATCACCATACACCAAAGCACTGGCTGACACATCATTTTGTGTGACAGGTGCTGTAGCAGCACAGATTGGACCGCTGGCATTTGTTTGTGTCAAATCATACCCTCGAACATCATTGGTAACGTTCTGATAACCTCTCCATTGTCCAGCATTTTGAATCATGATGTCAACTTGACTTGGAGTAGAGTAGTACCACAATCTGCCATCAGCAGGATCCTGGTAAGGCGCTGTAGAACTGGAAGTGTATTCAAATTCTGGATCGCTACAGAAGTTAGACAATATCAATGTTGTGTAATCACCAATTGCCAAACGAACAAACGGGGTAGTTGTGCTAAACCCGGCTGTGGTAATTGGAGTTCCAAACCCAGACACTGCTGCCAATGACATAATGCCGCCTTGGCTGTGTGTGAACACAATATTACCAGCTGAATTTACACTGGCTGATACATAAGGAATATTGGCTGCACTGACGTCAGCAATAAAACTGGCAATACTGGTACCACTCAATGTAATTGTAGCAGTGTTAGTGACTGTACTTCCAGCTACTGACCCGCCCAATGTAAATTTATTACCAGCAACAAACAATGCATCGCCATTGGCACCTGGAGTTGTAGTACCTGTAACTATGGTTTGACCAAATGCAGTTTGTCTATAAAATTCAAATCCCATTGAAGTCATTGGTGATGTTTCTGCAGAGTTAGCAACAGGTTGCACAAACAATGTACCAACTGGAATATTTCTTCCACCACCTGTGGAATCAAAAGAATTGATTGCAGCAGTTGTGGTAAGGAATGCAGGACAACTTTGCAACACCCATTCTCCTAGAGTAGCACTGTATTGTTTTAGTTGAACTGCCAAGCCATTATTGGCTGGACTGATGTTATTCCAAACTGATCCAGTGGGTCTGCCACCTAAAGTATCTGTGGTTCTCCAACGTGGTGCTTGATAACTGTATCCAGCAAAAAAGATTGGAGCCAAATATTCAATTGCTTGAATACCAAGAGCAGTACACAATGCAGCACCGCTGGCATTGGGTTCAATGCTAACAATACCGCCAGTAGCAGTACTGCCATCGTTGGTTGCAGTATCATCTGCGTATATCACAAATGTTCCATCAACAGCCGCAGCAGTCACACCTGTTATGGCTGCTGCATTAACTGCGGCAACAAATCCAGCCAAGGTGTTGGATGGAATAGCAGGCACAGCTACAGAAGTGTCATTAATAAAAATACTTTGTCCTGCTGTGAGTGTGGGATTGGTCACAGAACCTTGGATTGTAGGCCAAGATGCTTGCCATGCTGCACCGCCAACTGAAACCCAAACGTTATCAGAATTCTTATACCAGCCCACGTTCCAAATAGCTTCGGTACCACCAAGTGATACAATAGCGTAATCACCAATGCTGCCTACTGTGTTAAGAGGAGTGTAAACTGTTTGTCCAGTTACACCACTGGTGCTTTCTACTACATCGGCACTGTCAGTAATCAACAGTGGTGTTTTCACTGTAAATGTTGATGTGGTTTGGTTCCATTCTTGGATGCCCCAAACAGAAGTAGAAGTATCTAGCCAATATGCACCATCAGCTGGTGATCCTGTTGGGCGGGTCAAGCTGGCTGTAAGTTCAGTCAAATCAATGTCCACACGCTGAACATAAGCACGATTTGAAATGCCCAATGAGCTGTAAGCAGCCAACAAGCCGTATTCGTTGAGTTCGTAACCATTGATTGGAGTGCCAGTGGTTGTGTTATAGAAGAATGGCACCCCAAATGTGGCACTAAGATCACGCTGACTGGTGATTAAATATGTTTTGTTAGCGTTAGCTGCTGTGGTACCAGCTGCTACTCCAACTCCAGCACCAGATACTTTGTTCTGTGCTGTTGCAATTACAAAGTATGGTACTGTGTTGACTGCTGATGGAATATACTGACTTTCGTCAATTACTGTTACTTGTACGCCGGGTGATGTGAGAGCCATGGTTGAATCCTTTTCAAGTTCTAATATTTATAGAGACCTTGAAAAAAACAGCCGTTTTGAATGCCTTTGGCAAAGGTCCATGCCGCTAAATACCGTATGAGACCCATTTGTCAAGCCTGCCACCAGCGCCCTTGTGCTGTGAACTACATTCGCGAAGATGTCACACACTATCGATCAAGGTGTGAGAACTGTGCTAGAAAAGGACGGGGACTCAAGCCCCGAGAACCACGCTGGAAATCAGCAGGCTATAAGAAAAAAATGAGCTGTGATCGTTGTGGATTTAAAGCCAAGTATGCTGGACAGATCTTTGTGTATCACACAGATGGAGACTTGAACAATACTGGACTCAAAAATCTCAAATCAGTTTGTAGAAACTGTGAAGTAGAGCTGTCTAAGAGCGATCTTCCGTGGCGACAGGGCGATCTTGAACCAGATTTTTAACTTGCTGATACAAGTCGTCTAGGGTGCCATTGTTATCTAACACAGCGTCAAACTCAGTTCCTACCCAGGCAGTTTCTGATGCGTGAATGCCTTGTTTTTCCAATTTACGTTGACTTAGTGCCCAGGTTGAGTTGCCAGTTGGGCCACGGTTAACACTCACAGCCGCATTATACCAAGCAGGCTCGGGTCCGCGTACCACACGAATCACACGCCCGCCAGTGTTTTTAATGGCCAGAATTTCATTGGGGAAACGGCAGTCTGAAATCACCACATCATCCTGGCTGTGACGCAGTTTGTTTTCCAAGCTGGCAATCCAGATGTCATCATGAAATCCTGCTCTGCATACTTCTGTGCCCCAGTACTGCAAGATCCAACGTGGTGTTAGTGTGGGCATGCCCAGGCGCTCTGCCCACCATGGATCCACACGCTCGCGCCATTCACGGGCTTGTTTTGTGCGCCCTTCCAGCATGGTTCTATCCCATCCAAACACTTGTGCCACAGCGTCTTTTAAGGTACTTGCAAAACTTTCTCTGCGAAAGTGGTGCAAATTTACAAGGTAGTCAGCAATAGTGTCCTTGCCAGACCCAATGAATCCACAGATGCCAATGATCATTTTAACTCCCGAACGTTGAGGTATTTAAGTGTATTTTGTAGCATGCCAATTTGTCTGCGGCAGTCTTCTAAGGCATGGTGAGTGGTAGGAGGCATGGGCTGATCGGGCCATAAACTAAACACCGTGCGGCTGTCCCGCACCATGTAGTATTGCCAGGGCAAGGGTTTGTTGTAGCTCTTGTAAGCATGTTCCAGGATGTTCATGTCGTAAGTTGGGCCCTGGGCCCAGATTCGTTTGGCATGCCATATTAACTTGGCCAAGCCATCTAGTGCTTGATCTAATGGTATGCGGTCTTCTTCAGCAAACGCTTCGTCACGCACCACAGCAGGTTGTGTGGCCCACCACTCTATAGTGCCTTGTTGTATGCTACGAGTTTCTTGGCTTTCCAGTGTGACTCTGGCGTAAAATGATTGCTCGTAGTGGCCAGAGCCAAACGGATCAAATGCCTGGGCGGCAATGGTAAGAATAGTAGTGTCAGGGCCTGTTCCCAAGCCTTCAAGATCAATCATCAAGTCCATGTGATGATTATAACAGATTTATGACTGTGTGTCTATGCTGTATTAACCAATTACCCAGGTCAGTGGCTGACTGGCATCCACATAATTGACCAGTTGGCCGATCAGCTCGTCCTGCGCTGTTTTGGCTTCAGCTTTCATGGCAGTGCCATTTAGGGTGCCACCGCCCTGTGGGCCAGCAATAGTACCAAACTTTTCACGGGCTTCACCAATGATCATCTTACAGCTGGCTACCATGTAGTCACGGATCCACTGTGAAATTTGGTAGTCGCTTAATAGATTGATTTCAGGCTTCAAATTGTAAGTCCAAATCAACACAGCTTCACCTGTGTTTTTAGGATCACGGATCAACTGTAGCTTCTTAGTAACAGGGTTGAATGTGTAATTGAAATAGGCGCCAAACATTCGGCCTGCCAACTCAACATACTGGCTGTAGAAATCGTATGTGGCAAGACCACCAGCCACGTTGAAGTTCATCAAGTAAACATTCAACGAAGCCTGTGCAAACGGGTCAAAGTTTGAGGCATAAGGTCCTGTGGAATCGCCAAATGTTCTACGAAAACACTGGCGCACACTTACCACTTCTTGTGGCAGGGTGTAGATGTTTTCATCCTTGACCAGGGTGAAAAAACTGTAACTTTCCTCGTAAGCATTGTTGGCTCGTTGGCGGTAAGTGCCAATTGTTTTGGTATATGCAGCTTCGTAGTGGGATGGGTCTAGTTCCAAATCAATGATTTGACTGCCCAGCTGAAGCTGTGCATACTCAATGAGATTTTGTTTGAGCTGAGAAAGTGTGTCTTGCTGTTCTGCCATAGGGACTCCGTGTCCCTGTATTTATTGCGTAGACTGTATCCAACCCTGCAACCGATCAGCTATAAGTTGATGTCCTAGCTGATTTGGGTGGCAAAAGTTGGGTCGAATATAGGGATTGTTTTCTACGTTATATAAATTTTCACCGTTGTGATCTGGAGCACCAAACCAATCAGCTACAGTTTCTGTTCCTTGCGCCCAAATTTTATCAGTGTCCACACACGGCAACCAAGTGGGGTATTTTACCCAACCAGAAAAATAATAATCGTCTATACCGCAACGTTTGCACCAGCTTTGCAATGCACAAACACTCAAACTTGATCTCATCACAGTAATTTCATCTGTGTGAAAATGCAACCATGTTTTCATAAACACTTGTTTGGCTTCGTCGTTCCAGTGTTGACGTTGGTGACCGTTTACATTGAAATCTGAATCATGGGGCCAGTACGCAGTGCGGTGTGGATTTGTCAAGAAAAAAATTGCAGTTGTTTTGTGGTCGGGCGTGTGATGCTCATCAACGTATTTTTGCAATTGTCGTAGCATGTGTTCATTGCTAGTGCCGCCAAGACCATAGTTATAAAATTCATCAAACTTCATTTGTTCTTGTAGAATTTCACCATAGCGTTTTCCATCGCCAAGCTCCACCCCTTGTGGCCAACTGTCTCCAAAAGTCAATAATACTGTTTTCATATCAATCAAACCCACTAACTGAATTAATTTTTTTGCTTACTGCAAATATTTTTTTGCCCGCAAACTGACTGCCATTTGGACAAAATTTACACTGAGGGATTACATCATCTATATGATCTAAAAATACTTTACCTCTTTGATCAAACTGATCAACACTCAGTGGCTGATACCCATTGATCAGTTCACGGTCCTGATCAGTTATATTTAAGTGGTGCTGTTGATCAAACTCAGGAAATAACGCCACTGGACCGCATTTGTATAATTTGGCTTTTATAAAATGATAGCATTTGTTTAGCACAAACCCGCACTGGTTGTGCGATTCAACTGGATCATTGTCCCATAAAATAAATTTACCTTGAGTATTTTGTTGTATTGAGGCCTTGTAAAAAGAATCGTATTCCCATACACATATTCTCATGCCATTGCTGTCTATAAATGCATGATTTGCACCATAAGTCACTGCATTATCTTCATTGTTGAGATCAGTTTTTGCATGATAGGTGATTGTGCCTTTAAGAAACTTGCGTATTTCATCAAAGCATCGTTGTCTATCGTTTTCATTGTGTATGCTAACTCCAATCCAGTTTTTTTTCCAAGGCAAAGCCGGATCGTGAAATTTAATCATGCGGTCATACAAATTTGGCACATGATTTAAACGGGTTCCGTTTGTGAGTATTTGGACTGTTTTACCCCACAATTGATTGATTCCATCGATCCAATCACATATAGAGGGATTCAACAATGGTTCTCCACCAAGGATAGTTATCCGTTGCAGTTTGATATACTTGGCCCATTGTTGATATTGTTCTGCATAGTCGTGCCAATCTTGCCAGCCACGAAAATTATGATTGTTGAATCGATTGCAATCTGGACAGGCCAAATTACAAACATTGGTTATGTAAAATTCAACATTGGGCACAAAGACACGAGGATCACTTGGATCCTCGTCTGGAATAAATTGCATGCCGATATTTACCAGCTTTTAAGGATGATCAAATTCTCTGTGCCACGGGCATTCCATGCAGTTTCTGTGGCTTTGATATCCTTGAATGCTTTGCGAGCTGCCGGCTTACCTGCCCCCACAATGCCCTTGAGCTGTTCTGCTGGCTTGCGCAGAGTCTTTTGTACTGTTTCCACAGTTGAAAACCCAATGACGGAGTTGTTCTTTACAGTGAATGCCTGTGTATGACTGTCTGCCACAAGGTGGATGAGCTTGCGTTTTTTGCTGTCATACAACCAAGCTTCAGATTTGTCCACAAGGCTTGCGGCTGGCTGGCTTTTGAGTTTGAGCTCTGCAAACTCTGCTAGAATCTTGAACTTGGCCGCACGTTTCTCTGGTGGCACTGCCCGGATCTTGCGTGGCTTGCGTTCCACTTTCTTGATCTGTACATAAGCACCGCAGTCATTTACTACTGCCTCGCAAAACTTGATCACATTGCGCAGTTGTATTTTGGAGAGGTAACTGTAGGCTTCTACCAGTTGTGCATCCTTACCTTCCGCCACTGTTTCAAACTCTGTGAGTTTGCGTTTCCAGTTGTCGGCAATTTGGCTGATCATTTGCGGTGCTACATTCAGTCCACGCATGATTGTGACAGGCTTGAAGTCTGCGGTCATTTTGGCGCCGCTCAACATGAACTCGTCAAACATGCCATCCAGTTCACCGTTGCACTCTGACGCTTTTTCACGCAGGCGGTCCTGAATGTTGGGTTTGGCCACAGCAGGCTCTTCTGTGACTTCTGTCACTTCGTTTTGCTTGCTGTCTAGTATTTCTCTCAATTGGTTTTGCAATTTGAGTTGTTCTGCGTCATGCAATTCCAAGCCCACCATGCTCATGCGGCACAGCCAACCTGTGGTCAGTCGAATTGCTGAGTCTGGGATTCCTTTGAGCAGACGCACATCTGCCTTGCGGTCATGTGCTTCCAGGTAGTTCACAATCATATCCCGGGCATCTTTTTTTCCGTAGAAATAGTTGTACCAGGAGAATGCTTTGCTCAATCGGCTGGTGCGATACTCTGTGGGCTGGACTTGCCAAGTTGGCTCCATGCCCAAGATGTTGGTGTCGGAACTGCGGGGGTTTAGCAGTTTAATTTTGAATGTGGTGCTCATGTGTGTCCTTACTTATTTGTAGTTAAATTTCGGCAGAGGTCAAACAAACGCATGGCACGTTTGAGTTCAAAGTTTTTGTGGTTGTACATGTATTTGCGTTTGCGTTCTGCAATGTCCAATGCCTCCATCAATTGCCATTTGGTGTTGAAATCTGACTTCATCAAAATTTTATTCATGTCAACAATGTCCAGGCTGTACTCCAGCCATTTTTCTGTGGCTTTTATTTTGTCATAGGGCAGTACAGCCTTGGACTTGTTGGCAGTAGAGTACTTTGCAACAAAATTTGCTGCCTTTTGCATACGGACTCCTGTAGTGAACAAGTGTGTATTATAGCACGTTAGGATTTATTGGTCAATTGGGCAGAAAGTAGTACTAAAGTAAGATCTGATTCCCGGCGGAATGTGATCCAAAACGGGCGACGACCATACCCATTGGCCTTGCCAAAATATGCATGCCAGTCATTGTCGGGCATGTAGCCCTGGGCTCCCAGTTTGGTATCGCATATTTTTTCAAGAGGAACGCCTTCCCCAAGCCAACTATCACATCGCACAGCAATCACATGCCCGTGTTTTTTATATTGGCGGAATCTGCGGTTTAATTTTACTACTTTCATACCCAAAGTATAGCAGGTTGGGAATTACTGGTCAACCTGCCCATAAATATATGTTATGCCACGCCTAAGTTTATACCGCCCAAATCGCACAAGAGACTACCAATTTTTTGACCGCACTATTAGTGAAATGTACACTGTGGGCGGCCTGGACATCTA